CTGTAACCACGCGGATACGGATCCGTCCAGGTTGCTGAAATCCCCTTCGATCGGGCCATCAATACCCGTCACATATTCCCTTAACCGGTCGGCGATTTGGGCTGGTGTTGATCCTGGCATGAACCATTTGTTGTTATGGTCGGCATGCAGCACTGCATCCCAGAACTTCAACGTGAAAGAAGAAAGGACGAGCAAGAAGCGTGCATCGGCAAAAGAGCTTATGATGCGGGAAGGCTTCGTGCAAGGCTCGTTCTTTATAAATGCCTCTATCAGTTCTCGGCATTCGACGTCCACGGTGTCCCAGATGTTTTGGACCGCCAGCGTTTGGGAGGGCTTATCCAACAGCGTTCGAGTTTCCTCTAGGCTATAGGGTTCACCTGCGTTATCCTGCGAGCAAATTACCATCCTGACGAACCGGTGGGCGAACTCTTGAATCCGCTTTCCCGGTGTTTTGTCATTCCTAACGAATGTGACTCGCTGGTCCAACGATTCGGACAATGCCTCCCATCTTCTGATCATGGGGGCAGAGGCCTCTTCACCCTTTAACACTGACAGCGCGTAGGTGCGTGCTGCACACTCGGGCTCATCAGCCTGACATGCGGAAGGCCAGTAGATCGGTGGTGTTACTGGATTTCCTACTCTCGCGTACTCATCGTGCGTGTATTGCTTACCGGCAAAATACTGACTGAATATCATGAGCTGTTTTGGATCTTTGTAGCCCATTGACAATAGACGAGTTGTCACGGACTGGGCAGAGCTCAGCCCCAACAACAAGTCATGGTCAGTCTTCGCCATCGTAAACGACACGTCATCCCCAGCCCGTCCGATGTTGATTAGTTGGTCTCCAGCTCTGTCACAGTGCACGATGGTGTTCCATCCGGGGCGCACAGTTGACGCATAACGGACTCGTTGAAGTTCACGAGAGTGGAGTTCAGACGGAGCCCAAGATAATTGTCGATTTGCGCCCACAGGGATGATCCATACGAGGCAACGGTGCGGCGAAGACTGCCAAGGACGAGAATGATGCACTTTGTAATGCACCATACGAGGAATGCCACAAAAGTCAAGAAGGCGGTCAGTAAGGTCGCGCGGACGGGATCGGACGGAAAGATACTCCCCGAAATTGCACCAATCCCATACACCGTGCGTCCAACTGTTCCCCCCGCTGACCTCATAAACCACCTGGTTGTTCTTAATCCTGAAAGCCGAATCACCGTCCTTGCCCGCGACGGAAATGGGGTTGAACGTGAAAAGGATAACAGGTATTTCAGCATCGAGTAGGACGTTCGGGTCTCGGACATAATAATCCGTGTCGACAACTGTAGCCACTTGGCGGCGGGTCGGACAACGGTTGTCCAGAGATCCGTAGAGGTCACCCACTGAGTAATGCTGGACCAGGTTTGGCGTACCATCGTTAGAACTCGATTGGCGAGCGGGGGACAGTTCGTATTGTCTTGCCCCGACTGAGCTGACGGCATTTGCGATGAGCACCCTGGCATCGTCTCG